AATACACAGACAGCAAGGTGCAATAGCTGTATTACGAAAACTTAAATATCTTAGAGATGAAGTAAATGGCACTTAAACAACCTTCAGGATTTATGACACGAGAACCTAGTGGCACTGTAGAACGTCCTACAAGAAAAACTGCTAGTGACGTATTAGAGAAGTTAGATGAATCAAAAGTTGACATAGCAAAAGGTGCGGCAGAGTTTATTCCCGGAGTTGGGGAAGCTATGGCAGTCAAACGTGTATCAGATGCTATGGATGAAAAAGATTATGTTGGTGCTGGTATAGAAACTGCGGCAGGTGCATTAAGTTTAATTCCTGCAGTAGGTGATATGGCAGGTAAAGCATTAAGAACAGTAACAAAAACTTTACGTAAAGATGCAAAACTACGAGTTGATAATCCCGGCTATGACGCTTTTTATGAACGTACTTATGCGGAAGGTAAACAAGAGTATGCAGATGAAGCAAAACAAAAAGCATTAAAACGTGGAGAAACGGATACTTACGCAGCAAATTTAGGCACTACAGATGGTATAACTGGTTCTGCTAATAGTGTTAAATTTAAACCAGAAGAATTAAAAGATTTGCCCGGTACTATGGGAGAAGAAAAATTTAGGTCTTCTGGAGAAAAGTTACAAAGACTAAAAGAATCAATAAAGGAAAAGGGCTACAAAGAAGCCCCTATAATGATACATGTAAGAGAAGATGGGCAACCTTTCATTGTAGAAGGTAATCATCGTCTAGCTGAAGCATTAGAATCTGGTAGAGGTACTATAACAGCAGACATTAGATACCTTCGTGGTGCAGAAGAAAAAGAAGGTTTATTAGACCCTAGAAATATTTTTCCAGACAAGATAAAAATGGCAGAAGGTGGAGCAGTACCAATGAAAGAACAAATGGAAATGTTTGATGATGGCGGTCTTATGGAAGAAGGCGGTACAATAGACCCTATATCAGGCAATGATGTACCAGCAGGTTCTACACAAGAAGAAGTTCGTGATGACATACCTGCACAATTAAGTGAGGGTGAATTTGTATTTCCTGCTGATGTAGTTCGTTACATTGGTCTTGAAAAACTTATGCAGATGCGACAAGAAGCTAAGATGGGTTTGACTATGATGGATAAGATGGGTCAGATGGGTAATAGCGAAGAAGCTGTTGTACCAGATGATATACCTTTTGAATTATCAGACCTTGACATGGACGATGAAGAAGAGTATAATAATGACACAGTAGAAATGGCAACAGGTGGATTGACAGGACCTGCTACTGGTATTGCAGGGTTTGTACCTTCACAAGTACCTGCTACATCTTTTATCCCACCATCTGAAGCACCAGTAACAACTATGCCTATACCACCTACACCTACACCTGCTCCTGTTCCTATTGCACCAACATATATACCTGCTACACAACAGGCAGTACCTACGTTTACTCCTGAACAGATGCAAGATGTATCATATCCCGGTGTAGTACAGACACCTGAATCTGCACCACAACTAGTTGACATAGTTAATCCAACTACAGGTGAGCGTAGAAGTATAACATATATTCCCGGTGTAACACAATTACCCGAAGGTTTTGTGTTGGCTAGTGAATATGATGCACCTGAAGCACAACAAGTATCTGTAACACCTACTGTTGGTCAGACAAGTGTAAGGGATGATGATGGTGGTCAAACAGATGATGAAAAATTAAAAATGAGAAAAGATAAACGTAGAGTAGACGCAGCTTCATCTTTATATGATGAATTTACTACTCCTGCAAATCCATTTTCTTTTTCAACAATAACAGGTAAATTAGAGCCGGGAACTAGAACAGCAACAGGTTATATTATAGGTGACAATGGTGAATACCTAGACCCACTTACAGGGGGGTTAGCGTTTTTTGGTTCTGATGCCAGAAAATACGCATTAAATCCAGAAGACACGCCTGACTTAGATTTATCTAAAGAAGGTGGAATAAATCAGAAATTTTATAACGTATACACGAGTATGTTTGACGAAGGAAGAGAAGAAGCATTAAAACGTCAAAGAGAAGAAAGACTACTAAACCCAGAAGAATATGCTAGAAAAAGAGCATTTAAAGAAGTTGAAGGTGATAAAAAAGCACAACTAAAAGATACGGCTTCATTAAGTGCGGTAAGAAAAGCCCAAAAAACGGCACAAAGTAAAAAAACTAAGGAAAAGAAAAAATCAGATACAGCTAGATTACGTAAAGCAACTGAAAAAGCGCAAAGTAAAAAATCTGCTTCTGAAAGAGAAGACACTCAAAAAGCTATAGAGAGAGCGCAAAGGGCTACAGCAAGTATAATGCGTGATAAAGAAAGAGAATACAACTCAGGCGGTTTAGCATCAAAGTCTAAACCAAAGCCTAAACAGATGAGGTCAGGTGGATTAGCCTCTAAAACTTAATCCACATTAACTGGCTACCTAACTCCCCACCCGACAGTGGCTACGGTTAGCCCCAGCATAGGAGACATTATATGTCTGAAGCAATCATGGCAGAAGAGATGAAGCCACAAACTAAAAAAGCATTTGTATCTAAGCCTTACTCACAAGAAGAAAAGATAAAGCGTGATGAGGAAGAGTTAGAGCAATTAATGAAAGAACAGAAGGGTGAAGTAGAAACTGCTGAACCTGAAGAAGCAGAACCTACTAACGCAGAAGAAAAAACTTTTAAGAAAAGATATTCTGACTTACGTAGGCATCAGCAAAAACAAGCTGAAGAATTTAAAACAGAACTGGAGAATTTAAAACGCCAGTTATCTGAAGCTACTAAAAAAGAAATGAAGTTGCCTAAGTCCGATGAGGACATTGAAAAATGGGCAGCAGAATATCCTGATGTAGCACAAATAGTAGAAACAATTGCTATAAAGAAAGCTAGAGAACAATCTAGTGATTTAGAAGAAAGATTGAAAGCAATTGATGAAATGCAAGTTTCGGCTACCAAGGAGAAAGCAGAAGCCGAATTGATGAGAATACATCCTGACTTTGGGGATATCAGAGACAGTGAAGATTTTCACGAGTGGGCAGAAGAACAACCTAAATGGGTGCAGGAGGCACTATACGAGAATGACAACGATGCAAAATCTGCCGCACGAGCAATTGACTTATATAAGTCAGATAGAAATATTAGCAAAGCAAAACCAAGCAAGAATGCTAAAGGTGCTGCTGAAGCGATTAGCACGAAAAATACGAGGTCTAAGCCACAAGAGAATGAGGCTTCTACCTATCTAAGAGAATCTCAAGTACAAAAGATGTCTCCTCAAGAATATGAGAAGCAATCTGACGAAATCATGGAAGCTATCCGTAGTGGTAAGTTTATCTATGATATATCTGGCTCTGCTAGATAAAAACTGTTGACAAAGAAATATTTATCAGTATAACTATAGTCAACACGTGTAGATGGAATAGCTATCTGTCTACACAAATTCCAGCAAACGAACAAAGTCTTCGGATTACCTGATGAATTTGGCCTGTTGAAAGTTTAGGCGGCCACCTTAACTGAATGCACACCCAATGAAGTTAGCCTCTAATAGTCTTGTGAGTTTGTATCTGTAACAATGCTAATAACTTAGGAGAACATATCATGGCATTTACATCCGCAGCCGGGTATGGTAATCTTCCTAACGGTAATTTTAGCCCAGTTATTTACAGCAAACAGGTACAACTTGCTTTCCGCAAGTCTGCCGTTGCTGAAGCAATTTCAAACTCCGATTACTTCGGTGAGATTGCTAACATGGGTGATTCCGTTAAGATTATCAAAGAACCCGAAATCTCAGTTCAGGCTTATGCACGTGGCACACAAATCACTGCACAAGACCTAGACGATGAAGACTTCAGCCTAACAATTGACAAAGCTAACTACTTTGCATTTAAGGTTGATGACATTGAAGAAGCACATTCACATGTGAACTTCCAATCACTAGCATCTGACCGTGCGGCATACCGTTTGGCTGACCAGTTTGACCAAGACGTTCTTGGCTACTTGTCAGGTTTCAAGCAGTCTGCTTTACATGCAAATGCTGACACAGCCAATGACGTTGTAAACGGTTCAAAAGCTGTAACAACTGCAGGTTCTGACGAACTACTTGCAAGTATGAAGCTAGACGCTACAGACTTTGCAGGAACAGGCGTAGCTGGACAGAGTATCTCTATCCTTCCACGTACTGGTGCTGGTGCTGTACCTACAGGTAATGGTGAAGCAAACCCATTACAGGTTATTGCACGTATGTCACGTTTGCTAGACCAACAGAATGTTGACACAACAGGTCGTTGGATGGTCGTTGACCCAGTATTTATTGAAGTTCTAAAGGACGAAGATTCACGTCTTCTAAATGCAGACTTCGGTGGTTCTGGATTGCAGAACGGTCTTGTTTTAAATAACTTGCATGGTTTCCGCATTTATCAATCTAACAACCTTCCATCAGTTGGAACAGGTTCATCCACAACAGGTGGTATGAATGCATCTAACTACGGTGTGATTGTTGCTGGACATGATTCCGCTGTTGCTACTGCAGAGCAAATCAACAAGACTGAAACATATCGTGACCCTGACAGCTTTGCTGACATTGTACGTGGTATGCACTTGTATGGTCGCAAGATTCTTCGTCCTGAAGGTCTTGTAAACGCAATTTACAACTTGGCATAAGGAGGGTTAGAAAATGGCTGCAACAACAACAGCGTTGGCAACAACCAATACAAATCATGGTCCTACTTATGGCGTAAATTCACGTGTAAAGTCTTACCTAGTAGAGCAGACTATTGACTTCTCAAACCAAAATATTGATGCTAATGGTAGTACCATTGAATGTGTTGATATTCCTGCAAACTGCGTTTGTTTGTTTGCTGGTATTGAAGTTGTAACTGCTCTAACTAATACTGCTTCAGACGCTACTGTAGATTTAGGTATCTCTGGTGGTGATGAAAATGGTTGGGTAGATGGTTTTGACATTGATGGTGCTTCTGCAGGTACATACGCAACTGTACTTGTAGCAACTGCAAATCCACAAGTAGTGGATGCAGCTGCACCGTTGAAACTTACTTTTGCAGGTACTGCTGGTACGATTAGCGCAGGTGTGCTACGTATATTTGCAGTAGTCATGCCTGTCGGTAGTTTAGATAAAGCTACTGAAGTAGACAGAGACACACTTGCTTAATTAACATAAGGGGGCAGGGTGACTTGCCCCTTTACACTTAACATTTTATATGGAGAAAATAAATGGCTATTACAACTGCAATGTGCAATAGTTTTAAGCAAGAGTTACTTGGCGGTTTACA